TGCTCAAGATCATCGCCGCGGCCAAGGCGGAGGATCCCGAGGAGTTCGACCACATCTACGGCGGCGAGCCGCTGCAGGACGACGACGGCGTGATCATCAAGCGCTCGTGGATCCTGGCGTCCATCGATGCCCACAAGGCCCTCGGGCTGAAGGCGGAGGGCCGCAAGCGCCTGGGCTTCGACATTGCTGACAGCGGGGCCGACAAGTGCGCCACGGTTCACGCCCACGGCTCGATCGTGAAGGGGGCGGACATGTGGAAGGCCGCCGAGGATGAACTGCTGAAGTCGTGCACCCGCGCGTACCACACGGCTCGCGAGTTCGGCGCGGACATCACCTACGACTCGATCGGCGTGGGGGCGAGCGCCGGCGCGAAGTTCGGCGAGATCAACGAGGCGCTGCCGGCCTCCCAGCACGTGGCCTATGCCAAGTTCAACGCCGGCGCCGCGGTCTGGCGGCCGGAGGCGATCTACAAGCCGGACGGCCTGGGCAAGGGCACGAAGAACAAGGACATGTTCGCCAACATCAAGGCGCAGGCCTGGTGGCTGCTGGCCGACCGCTTCCGCACCACGTTCAACGCGGTGAGGAAGGGTGAACCGTTCGAGCCTGACGAGGTGATCAGCCTCTCGAGCGACATCCCGCACATCGAGAAGATCATCGACGAGCTCAGCACGCCGCGGCGCGACTACGACAAGAACGGGCGGGTCCAGGTGGAGAGCAAGAAGGATCTCGCCAAGCGCGAGGTGGCATCCCCCAACCTGGCTGACGCGGTCGTGATGGCGTTCGCGCCGACCGGCGGCGAGCAGGCGGGCATCTTCGCGTGACCCCGCGCGCGTTCAGCGGGCTGCTGCACCCGCCTGCGGGCATCTTCGCGTAGTGCAAACAATTCACGCGCGGGCAGTCGTTAGGCATGGCAATCTTCCGCTCAAATTCAAGAAGGGGGAAGCATGCAATGTGACGTGCCGATCGGAGTGTTCGCGAGCCTGCTGTGTTCGTCATGGTCAGATATGTCGCTAAAGGCAGCATGGGATTTCTTGAATGGTGGCTTCGTAGCTGGCATTGCTGGAGCTTTCTTCGGCGCAATGGCTGCAGCAAGAATCGCAGAGCGGTCGAAGTTGCGTGACGAGTTGACTAAAGAGATTCGCAGCGCTAACGCTGCGATGAGCATGTCGTTCACAATCTGCAACGCGTTTTTGGCGCTCAAGCGACAGCACGTACGGGACGTTTGGGCGGCGTATGTCGAAGAAAAGCGACGCATAACGGCGTCCTTGTTTAGGTCGGGGTTTGGTGTAAGTAGGGGGCAAGCGATACGACTACACATGGATATGAGACTTCTGAACGCCCCAAGCGTACCGATTGATTCACTGCAGAAATTCGCTCTGGAGGGTGCCGGTGTAGCCGGACGGGCGGCACACACCGTAGCGCAAATCGCGCAATCCGTTAACGATTTGCACAAGCTCATGGAACACAGAAACTCCCTTTTGGTGAAGTTCAAAGTATGGAGGGAGGCCAATGATCCGGATTTGGTGGCTAGATATATGGGTTTCCCTCTTCATGGTGGCGACACAGACACCGAATATCCCGACACCCTTGAGGGGATCGCAAGGACCGTCGACGACCTAATATTCTTCAGCAAGTCTCTCTGTCAAGACTTGCGGGTGCATGCGCTGGCGAAGCAGAATATATTCAAACTCAGCAACCTAAAAGATCCACCGGCAGTGAGTGACGTTGATTTTGCGAAGGCAAAGGCAGGCGGACTACTTCCGAAAGATTCCAACTATCCGGACTGGGAAACGGCATTTCCAGCCGCGCGGTAATCACTGCTCTGCGCTTCCTAGCATGGCCTGATGGCCGACCCCATCACCGTCAATTCCTCTGACCTCGACATCATCCGGGCCCGGGAGAACCTTCTCGGGTTGTTCGGCGCGCTCGATGCAAAGCGGCCCACGGCCTGGGTGCAGTACGGCTATCCGGAAGACATCCCCTTCGACAAGCTCCTGAGCGCGTACGAGCGCGGCGGCGCGGGCCACGGCGCCGTTCACCGCCTGCTCGGCAAGTGCTGGGAGCAAAGCCCCCGCATCAAGACGCCTGACGCCGATGACGAGAGCGCCTGGGAGAAAAAGGCCGCCAAGGTGCTCAAGGCGGTGCAGGCCTTCAAGAAGCTGCGCGACTTCGACCGGCGGAACATGGTCGGGCGGTTCGCCGGGCTGATCTACCGCGTGAAGGACAGCAAGACCCTCGATCTGCCCCTCGCGCGCGCCACCGCTCTGGTCGACATCGTCCCCGTCTTCGAGAACCAGCTACGCGTGCTGAAGTGGGTGGATGACCAGCAGGCCGAGGACTTCGGCCAGCCGGCCATGTTCGAGTACCGCAGTCGGCCGCCGCAAACCATCGACACGCAGGCCCAGCCCGAGAAGTGGGTGGCGGTCCATCCGAGCCGTGTGCAGATCCTGGCCGAGGGCAGCGTCGGGAACCTGTTCGACGGCGTGCCGCTGCTGCGCGCCGGCTTCAACGCTCTGGTGGACCTCGAGAAGATCACCGGCGGCTCGGCCGAGTCGTTCCTCAAGAACTCTGCGCGTGCCGTGACCGTCGAGTTCGACCCCACAGCCAGTCCGCAGGTGCTGACCACGAACCCGGACGGCTCGCAGTCCACGAAGTCGGTGCGCGAGGTCGTGCAGGGCCAGGTCGACCGCCTGAACCGGAACCTCGACAGCGCCATCGTCATGCAGGGCGGCAAGGCCGGCACGCTGCAGACCACGATCAGCGACCCCACGGGCCCGTTCGAGACCGCGGCCAACGTCTTCGCCTGCTCGGTGGAGATTCCCTTCACCATCCTCTTCGGCCAGCAGACCGGCCGGCTGGCCAGCGACCAGGACCAGCGCGACTTCATCTCGCGGTGCAAGAGCCGGCAGCAGGTGGAACTGACTCCGATGCTCGAGGAGTTCATCACCCGCATGCAGGCGTGCGGCGTTATCGACGCCGGTGAGTTCGAGGTGGAGTGGCCCGACCTGGGCGCGCCGACCGACGAGCAGCGCCTAGCCAATGCCAAAGCCATGGCCGACACCGCGAAGACCTGCTTCGACGCCGGCATGGTCGTTCCCGTGTTCAAGGAGAACGAGATCCGCAAGGCGGCCGGGTACGAGGAGTACACAGCGGCCGAGGTCAAGAAAATGGAGGACGAGGCCAAGGCGGACGAGGAAACCGAGCGCAAGGCTCTGGAAGACCAGATGGCCGCTGACGCCAAGATCGCGGCCAAGGCGGGGGCCAAGAAGCCACAGGCGGCCTGATGCCGCGCGCCCGCGTCGTCAAGGCCCGGCAGCGGAACCCGGCCGTCCCCTCGAACCCTGAGGACCGCACCGGCACGGGTGGCATCCGGCAGCGCGCCCGCGCGGAGATCCGCCGCCGCTTCGCCGGCCTCGAGGCGGACGTGCTCGCCCTGTTCAACCGGATCCCCACCTACGCCCTGAACGACCTCCGCACGCCCGACGTTCGCTACGGGCTGCGGCCGGAGGACCTGGCGGGCATCGCCGAGGAGCTGCAAGCCACCCTCGACCGCTGGATCGCCGACGGCCGCGACCCGGCCCACATCCTCTGGTACGACGCCTACCAGGCCGAGGCGGCCCAGCTCGGCACGGCGCAGAGCGTCTCCAACCTCACCAACCTGTCGCCCACCTACGCCGCGGCCCGCACGCTGGCCCAGGTGGTCTACAGCGAGCCCTACCGCACCCGGGCCCGGCTGGCGAAGTTCCGCAGCTACGAGCAGTGGATCAGCCTGTCGAGCGACCAGCGGCAGAAGCTGGCAACGGTGATCGGGCAGGCGGTCGCCGACGGCACGAACCCGCGCGTGGCGCGGAAGTCGATCCAGGAGGCGTTGGGCGTCGGGAAGGCGAGGGCGCTGCTCTACGCTCAGTCCGACATCACGAACGTCCTGCGCGAGGCCCGGCAGGCGGAGTCGGAGCAGGCCGAGGTGGAGCTCGGGATCAAGACGGGTCTGCTCTGGACGTCAGCCTTCAAGCCGACCACCCGCCCGTGGCACGCGAGCCGGAGCGGCCGGGTCTACACGCGCGCTGAGGTCAAGGAGTTCTACGCCCAGGGCGGCAACCGATACAACTGCTACTGCGGGCAGACCGAGTGCCTACTCGACGAGAACGGCAAGCCGATCCTCACGAAAAAGCTCCAAAGCGCGATGGCGAACGAGCGGAAGGCTTGGCAGTCGGCGCACTAGTCGTTAGCGGCGAGCGGGCTTGCGTGGCCCTCGCCGTTTGTTGACTTGGGCGACGATCCTCTTGAGCGCGCGAGGATGCTCCGCGTAAAGTGTAATCAGCACGGACTCGAAGATGTCGAGTGCGTCAAAGACGTTGTCTCGGGTTAGAGCCTGATGGCTGCCTGCGTTCCCAATCCATTTGATGGCAAGCAAGCTGTCGTGCACGTCAGGTTTCTCATCTTTCAGTAGTTCCAGCCTTCCGTGCAGAGGCAGTCTCACTAGCTTTCCCGCCTTCGTCGTCTTGGTCTTTCTAACCTTCAATGCGTCCAGCAGCAGCTCGGCAGCCGTTCGAATGTGATTGCCTGCCGCCGAATAATCCCCCCACGACGCCGCGTATGCCGCTCGAAGTTGTTGCGACACAGCAGGCGGACACCGTGGTGGAACCTCAATGAGAGTCGGTGATGGTTGGAAGAAGGTGGGTCGGAATTGATCCTGATAGTTGCGCTCACCGGTGCGCTCGTCTTGCCACTCCATCACGTCGCCAGTGCCCGCAATGGTTGCCGCCTCAAGGCATCGCACATTTCTGCATTTGAGAAGGGCACTGAATCTGTATTCGACATGGTGGGCGTCGAACCACTCCTCGTCTCGACTGAGGTCTGACTCGGAGGTCATCGCGAATTGCAGTGAGCCCGGCACGAGCGCGAGTTGATCCGATTCACATTTCGGGCAGCGCCAGACGGGCTGGTGATCAGCCGTTAGGTAGTTGGTGACGAGCTCGCGATCGACAGGCATGGTTGGGATTCGTCGTTCTGGATGTGGACCCTGCCCGCAACGGGCGCCGCCTTCCGGGGCGCTGCATTATCTCCATAGCATGGGTCGCTCCCTGTCCTCAAACCCTATCGAAAGGATCCGCCGTGCAAGGACGTTCCCGCTTCTCTCTGTTCCTCGTGGCCGCCATCGGGCTGGCCGCCTGCGCCACTGCTGCCGTGGCCGCCGCCCCGCTCGACGTGCTGCCCGCGATGGCCCTGGCACAGCTGATGCCGTCCCCGACTGACCTGGGCTTCGTGCTCGCGACCGCCGCTGTCGGTATCCCGCTGCAGGAAGGTGCGGTCGAGAAGGTGGCCTCGGTCGTCCGCGCGAAGTTCAAGGTGCACAACTCGACCGCGCACAACGGTGCGGACGGCCAGCCCAGCGGCTACCGTGTGGCCCTGTCCCCGGTCTACGACTCGAACCCCGAGAGCGAGAACGCCAAGTTCTACCAGGCGACGCCCTGGGGCGAGATCATCCTCGGCACGGTGAACCCGGCGGTGGGTGAGGTGCTCAAGCCGGGCGCCGAGTTCTACGTGGACTTCACGCCGGCCGACTGACGCTCCCGCGCCGCACCTCAGGGCCCCGCTGCAGCGATGCGCAGGGCCTCTCTCACTGCGCGGCCTCATCTAGCGCCAGCCTTTGCAACTTGGCGTACGCGGCAGCCTCTGGCCAGTGCTTCTCGAACACTTCGTCGCCGATGTTCTGGGCCAATCGGCTGAGACTGTTTTCTACGTTCCGAAGGTAGGCGTTTGTGAGGGGGAGAACGGAATGTCCGACCTCGAACGCAGTCGCGAGTCCCGCTTCGCTTATTTTGCGCCGATAGACGGCGTTGCATACCCAGCCGCTGTGCATTCCCAGGTCTCGTCTGGCCTTCGCTTCAATGAAGACGGCCCAGTCGGCAATAAGTGGCGTGCGATCGATCGAAAGCACTTGGCACATCGAATCCAAGTATTCGAGAGGTTTCTTGTACATCAGCTCGTTCGTGAACTGCTCGGCCGCACGCCTCACCAGTTCTTCCGGCCCCTGCGCGTCTAGGATTTCGCTGAGTGGGAAAGCCGCTTTGCCGATCTTCCTGGGGTGTTTGCGCAGGACGAGCGCGATCATCTCTTGAAGGAACACCTCGAACGCTGCGATGCGAGCGACAAACAGGTGAGCAGCCAAGTATCCAGTTGCGCCCTCATGCTCGGTCGAGAGCCCATCTTCCACGGCAGCGTAGGCCTCGGCCAACGCTCCGGACTGATTTTCCCTCACATGAGCGCGCAGTTCGTAGAGCAGCACCATACCTGCCATGAAGCGCCGGGAGTCCACCAAGGCTTGAACTTGAAACGTCAGGGGTAGAGCGTCGTTCATTGAGGTCGCACGGTCGTCCGTGTTGTGCCAATCAGGATGCCAATGATCGCATCTCAAGCGCCGCCGCCGCGACCACCTTCCTAGCATGCGCAGCCATGGCAAAGAAGCGCGCGCACATCCTCTCGACCGTCAACGCGGCGAACGTCTCGAAGTCGGGCAGCACGTACACGATCAGGGACGTGTGCGGGGCGGTCGACGACATCGTGATGAACTCGGTTCTGTACCCGGCCGACCAACTCGCGGCCGGCGTCAGCACGATGGAGGGGCGGCCCGCGCCGGCAGGGCACCCGAAGAACGCCGCCGGCCAAGCCATCAGCGCCCTGAACGGTGATGCCCTTCTGACCAGCTACATCGGCGCGGTGTGCGTTAACGCCCGCCACGAGGGCGGCCGCTCGCTGGTCGACATCAAGGTCAACGAGTCCCAGGCCAAGGCCCACCCGGACGGCGCAAAGCTCGTCGAGCGCCTGGACGCCGCGATCTCTGGCGCGAACGCCGACCCGATCCACGTCAGCACCGGTCTGTACTTCGAGCCCATCGCCACCAACGGTGAGGCGGGCGGGAAGAAGTACCAGCGGATCGCCACGAACCTCCGCTACGACCACCTGGCCATCCTGCTCAACGAGCGGGGCGCCGGCACGCCGGAGGACGGCGTGGGCATGTTTTTGAACGAGGCAGGGGAAGTGGTAGAGGTCGAGCGCTTCGTCCTCAACACCGAGCCCGAGGACCGCCGGGCCACCGGCCTCAAGCGCTGGATCGGCCAACTGCTCGGCAACGCCGACGTCTCGTTCGACCAGATCTACGAGGGCCTGCGCGCCGGCCTGCCCAGCGACCGGTGCTGGCTGCGCGAGGTGTTCGACCGCTACGCCGTGTGGACTGACGGCGACGGGAAGCTCTTCCGGCAGGACTACGCGGTCGCTTCTGACGGCTCCGTATCTTTCACGGGGACCGCTCAAGAGGTGACCCGCAAGGTCAGCTACCAGCCGATCAACAACCGTGAGGACGATCAAGTGAAAGAAACCATCATGGCCGCGCTCAATGCAGCCGGCCTCAGCGGCGTCGCGGCGATGACCGACGCGCAGCTGCTCACCGCGTACAACGCGCTGCAGGCCAAGCCGCACCTCGACGAACTCGCCGCCGTGAACGGGAAGCTCACCGCGGCGAACTCGACCATCGCCGGCCTCGAAGCCGCCGGCAAGGCCGCAGAGACCGCCGAGCGTGACTCCCTCGCCGCGAAGCTCGCCGTGAACAGCCAACTCACCGCCGACGACTTCAAGGCGATGCCGCTGGCCCGCCTGAAGGAACTCGACGCCAAGGCCGCCCCGGTCGTGGTGGGCAACAGCAAGACCGGCAAGGCCGACGAGTTCGACGGCTACGACCTCAACAAGCAAGGAGCCTGAGCATGAACCGTGTCTTCCGCAGCGGCCGCGGCACCCCGCGCACCATCTCCGACCGCACCGTCTCGGGGGCGCTGCTCCCGTGCACGGCGGTCTTCATCGGCGCCACGCAGTTCACGCAGGCCGCCACTGCCAGCGGCGGACGTCTCGCGCTGCTGGCCGACCGTGACTTCTACGCGCCGGGTGGCATCAGCCTCGCGACCGACCCGCTCCTGACCCCGTACACCTCGGGCGAGACGGGCATCGCCATCGCGATCAAGCCGGATGACGAGGTGGCCTGGGCCATGGCCGCAGGCTCCTACACGCCGGGCCAGGAACTCACCGTCGGCGCGGCCGGTCGCCTGACCGCCGCGGCGGCCGCCGGCATCGTGGTCGCGTACTTCGACCAACCCGCCAAGACCGTGGTGGCCGGCGAACTCGCCGACGTCGTGGTCGCGAACTTCTACACCAAGGCCTAAGGGAGGGCTCATGCTCATCTTCACCAACGAACAGCAGCAGTCGATCCTGGGTGCCCGGCGCGTCTTCAACGAGCGCATGGCGCGCCTGGAAGAAACGCAGGGCGCGCGCCCCATCGAGGGCAACGCCATCGCGATTCCCCTGGACGCCTGGCGCCGCATCGACTCCCGCGTGCAGACCATCGCTCGCACCCGCCTGCAGGTGTTCAACCGCCTCGCCGCCGCCAGCCAGACCCCGGTGGACATCGCCGACCTGGTGAACTACTACCCGCAGGTCAGCGACAGCGGCGACGTGACGGTGACGATGGACGGCCGCAATGACGGCAAGGCCGACCAGGCGATCACGAAGTTCGTCGGCACCCCGGTGCCCCTGTTCACGAACGCCACCCGCTTCGGTTGGCGCCAGATGGCCGTGCTCCGCAAGGGCGGCGGTCAGATCGACACGGCCAGCTTCGCCAACGCGCAGCGCAAGATCGCCGACAAGATGGAAGACATGGCACTGAACGGGCTCTCGTCTGTGAACGTGGGCGGGGACACCATCTACGGCCTGCGCAACTTCCCGCAGCGCAACACGTTCATCCACGGCTTCACGCTGGCCACGGCCACCGGCGCCCAGTGGGTGACGGCCATGAAGCAGGCCATCGCCGCTGCCATGGGCGACAACCAGTACGGCCGCATCACGCTGTTCATCAACCAAGGCGACTACACGGCTGCCGATACGACGGACTACGTGAACGGTTCGAACGTCACGCAGGGCACCATCCTGCAGCGGCTGATGACGATCGGTCAGATCAAGGAGATCGTCCCTGCCGCCTCGGTCCCGGTGAACGAGATTCTCGGCGTGGTCGATCTGGAAGCGGGCGAGTGGGGCTCGATCCTCACGGCCATGCCGCTGACCTCGCGGCCGAAGACGCGCCTGGAGCCGGAGGACGACTACGTCTTCGGCAACATTGCCGCCGCGGCCCCGCAGTTCCGCAGCGACTACATCGGTCAGTCGCCGTTCCTGCACGGCACTTCGGCGTAAGGGGAGGGCGCATGAAGGTCACCATCACGAACCTGAAGGCGCCCTGGCCGGTCGGTACCGGCCTGGGCTCTGTCGTGGAGTTCAAGGGCGAGCAGGCCCCGGCCTGGGCCGTGGGCAAGTTCACGCCCGCCGCCGAGGACGCCGAAGCGGTGCTGTACGAGCCCGCAACGGCGCCCGCTGAGCCGGGCCCGGTCCTGTCGTCCCTCGGCACGGTCAACCTCGAGGTCGCCGAGCTGCAGCAGCAGCTTGCGCACGCCGAAGGTGTCAACGCTGTGCTGCAGGCAGAGCTCGAAGATCGGCGCGCCGAGCTTTCGAAGCTCACCGAGGCCGCGCGGACGTCGGAGGCGCGCATCGCCGCGCTCGAAGCCGAGAAGGCCAAGGTCACGGACGTGGACGCGCAGGCCGACGCGGAGAAGGCCCGCCTGGCGCTCGAGGCCGAAGCCAAGGAGCTCGGCGTGTCGTTCCACCCGAACCTGGGTGACGACAAGCTGCGCGAGCGCATCGCCGAAGCCCGGGCGAAGAAGTGATCTCCGTCGCGCAGGCGAACCAGTACCTCGACTCCCAGTTCGGCGCGTCCGCCCCCGACTTCATCGTCGCGGCGGCCGTCGAACAGGTCGAAGCTGCTGAGCCTGCAATGGAGGCGGCGGGTTACTCCGACGCCACCATGACTCTGATCCAGACCTACGCCGTCGCGCTGATTTGCGTCGGCGGGGCCGGTCGGCGTCTCGCCAGCCAGCACGCCCCCTCGGGCGCCGCGCGCAGCTTCAAGTACTCGGAGAAGGACCTGACCGCGCTGCGCCGCACCCTCGCCGCGCTGGACACGGCCGGCACCGTCACCGACATCGTGGGCCCGGACCCGGCGGGCTCCACGCTCTTCATGGTCACCTGTTGACCACTCCCGAGGCCGCCACGGCGGCCTTTTCTACGCCTGAACGAGAAGGACTGAGTCATGGCGCACATGAGCGATTTTCTGGAGAACAAGATCATCGACTGGCTGCTTCGAGCCCAGGCGATCGGCATCACCGGCGCGACGGCCGCGGCAGGCACCGGCCCGGCGAACGTCTACGTCGGCCTGCTGACCACAAGCCCGGCGGACGCCGGCGGCGGCACCGAGGTGTCCGGCGGCTCCTACGCTCGCGTGGCCGTGGCTTCTTCGCTGGCGAACTGGGCCGGCACGCAGGCCGCCGCGTCGAGCACCGCCTCGAGCGGCACTTCCGGCACCACGTCGAACAACAACGCCATTACGTTCCCTGCGCCGTCCGGCAACTGGGGCTCGGTGGCCTACATCGGGATCTACGATGCTTCCTCGGCCGGCAACCTGCTGTTCTGGGCCCCGCTGACGACGCCGAAGACCGTGAACAACGGCGACCCGGCGCCGAGCTTCGCCGCCGCGTCCCTGTCCATCCAGCTGGACAACTGACCGGAGGCCGACCCATGGCGCTGTCGGTCAGCGTTGCACAGCGCACCGCGACCGCTGCGCTCTCGGGTGACGACTGGATCGTTGTCACCGCCTCGGCGACCTACACCCGCAAGTCGGGCGGCGGGTCGCTGTTCTACGGCTCGGGCAACGCGAACGGTGGGGGCGCGGCGGGCGCCTCGCCCGGCGCCCCGGGGACGGCCCCGTACTTCGCCGGCTCGAACGCGTTCAACACGGGGCTGGGCGTCAACCCGATGACCTGGACCGGCGGCACGCCCACGGCGTCCGGCTCGATCAAGGGCGGCCAGTATTTCTACGGCAACGCCACCGCCGGCGGCTGCACGCTGTACGTCTCGATCGCGGGCGGCGCGTCCAAGACCATCAAGGTCTTCACCTCGCGCGGGGACTCGACTTCGGGCTCGTTCCGCTGCACCGCGAGCTGGGTCAGCGGGGACACGGGAACGTCGAACGCCTCGGTCACCTTCACCGGCGACGCCACCTTCACGATCGATGCCTCGCCAGCGGCAACGTCCGTGCTGGCGATCAACTTGAACGGGTTCGACTCCGGCTACAACGTCTTCAACTCGGCCAGCATCGAGACGGCCAGTGGGGGAGGGGACACGGCCCTTGCGTCCGCGCTGACGGCCGTGGCTACCGCGACGGCGGCGCTCTCGACCGCCATTCGCATGCAGGCCGCCCCCGCCGGCGCCACCTCGCTGACGGCTTCGCTCACGACGCAGATCCGCCCAACGGCGGCGGTCTCCGCCCAGGGCACCGTCTCGGCCGGGTTGTCGACCGCGATCCGCCTGGCGGCCGGTGCCCAGTCGGCCACTACCGTGACCGCAGCCCTTGCGGGGAACGCCGCGGCGCTCGCTGCCGCTCCATCGGCGCAGACGACGTGCGCGGCCCAGCTCAGCACGTCGATCCCGCTCGCCGCCACCTGCTCGAGTTCGACGACCGTCACCGCCACCTTGAGCGCTGACGCGGCGAGCATGGGCGCGGCCGTGACGACGCAGGCGACCGTGTCCGCCTCGCTGACCACGTCGATCCGCCTCGCGGGCGCGGCGAGCGCGAGCTGCAGCGTGTCGGCCAGCCTCACCACCGCCATCCGGCCGACCGCTGCCGTGGCGAGCGTGGCCGCCTTGACCGCAGCCCTGTCCACGGGGATCCGGCTGCAGGCGGCGGCATCCTCCAGCACGACGCTCACCGCGGGCCTGGCTGGCACCTCCGCTGCACTCGGGGCCCAGGCTCAGGGCGCCTGCAACGTGACCGCGAACCTGTCCACCGCCATCCGCCTCACGGCCGACGTGATCTCGCGGGCGCAGGCGACTTCCGCGCTGTCGACGCAGATCCGCATGCAGGCGCTGGCACAGGCCTCGACGACGCTGGCCGCAGTGCTCGCGGGCTCGGAGACCGAGATCTCCGCCGAGTGGATGTTTTTGCCCGCGGCCGACGGCCTGGACTACGCAGCATCCGCAGACGATCTTTCCATCGGGAGCACAACATGACCACCGGCCCGGCCTGGGACGTGAGCGACAAGGACAAGCCCTGGGCGCTGTTCGACCCTAACGCGATCCGCGTGATCCCCTTCGACCCCGCCGTGCTGCTCGCGTCGATGGGGACGGACTACGGCTCCCACCTCGTCACTGCGGCCACGCCGCTCGAGTGCCTGAGCCAGGGCGCGCCCACGCCCGACGGGATCATCCCGATCCGCATGGCGGTGAAGTCCGGCGCCACCTTCACCCAGGGGAAGAAGTACCCCTTCACCATCCGCATCGTCGGGGCCGATGGCCAGCAGGACGAGCGGACCCTGTGGCTCAAGCTGAAGGACCGGTGACGCCTTCCTAGCATCCGGCGGCATGTCCTCAGCTGCCAATTGGTCCTACACCGCCGTCGCCACGCTCTGGCCCTGGCTCGGCCGTGACGACTGGAGCAACGTCGACACCTTCGGCCCGCCCGTCACCTT